CCCATTCTGGATTAGGCATCGGATCAAACCATCCATGCAGACTCTTGCCTGCCGTGTCGACCACAGCGTAAAGCCTCATCTTGAATAGATCTCGCATAAGCTGGAACACCGCGCCGATCTCAGCCTTCGACAACTCATCACTCTCGACGACAAGGAATCTTCTAGCCTCCACGTTCTCGTTCGCCCTGCTGATCGTTCCAGACTTGAATGCTGATCCAGTAATGAACTGACCGACTGGCTCGCTCATCTCCAACCATTCGGATGCAGCGCGGAAGTTTTGCGGATGATTGCCACTATCCTTGACCGCACCGATCCAAACAATGTCATCAGGCTTAAACAGCGACAACAAAGTTTTGTACTGATCGGATGGTGCGTCACCGATACGAACAGGAGATTGCTCAAACATATCGGCTGGGTCCCATTTATAATGTGCCAGATATCTTGCTCGGTTGGATTGTGCAATCACTCCAATTCGCTGGATTATATCACTCTCAACATCGCGTTCGATTACGAGTTTCATTGGGTTAGTTCCGCTCGTCGACATCGGTGCAAGCATCGACCTGTAGAGCGGATCGTTTAGGATTAGCTTCCGCAACTTATAATTAGCCTCACCGCGAACCGCCTGACAGCTGGTGTGCCAACAGAAGATCGTTGGGACTGAGTCAACGAATACAGTTGTATCCCTGACTCGCGTGTTGCTGGTGTGGAAGTGTTCCCCTGGGCATCGGCACAATCCATGATTCTCCGATTGCCATTCTACTTTACCGACGACCGATTCTGCTTTTTGTTGTGGTGTGATCATTTCGGCATTGTCCTGATAAAAAATGAAAGTGCAACAATATTCTTTTAAATCATCCCCTTTGTTTCATGTGAGCCACAACAGACCTCAGTCGCAGGCTCTCCCTGCGCACCATGCGGGGATTGATTAATCCTTCTCGTCCTCCATCGCCTTCTTCGCTTTCTCCACGATCATCTCAGCAGTGATGTTGCGAAGAGCATTGCACCAGTACTGCGTGCCTTTGGTCTTATTGCTTGCGTCCTTGCATTTAGCCTGCGGTAGCGCGCCGTGGGGTCTGCATGGAGCATGCGGACAAACCTCAGGAGCAAACACTGGATAGGACTTTGGATAATACTTGCAGCGATCCATTGGGTCGTACGATCCCCATAAGGATATGCACGCCGTATCCAAACCAACTGCCATGTGGTTCACGCTGCTATCAGGTGCAACAACGAAGTCAGCACCATTCACGATTGGGAATAACGTGCGAATATTTGCAGTGGAGTTAAACAAATCAAATATGCGCGGATGCTGGATGTTAAAGTCAATTGACCTGTCCAGCCCTATGATGACCGCATGATGTTTCGGAAACTCTTCCAGCAACGCCTGCACCGCCAACTTACCCAACTGAGGCGGATAGGTGCGGGTTGGACCAGATGACGAAACGTGATAGACGAAGTAAGGATTAGGCAAAGGCCAGCGTCCACTCTTCACCAACTCCTCATGGTCAGGTTGGACAACGTATAGGTGCGGACGTTTGTACTTAGGATCAACAAGCTTAACATCTCCAGCCCTACCAGTGATATCAGCCACAATCCCCTCTGCACCCATCCAGTTATAGATCCTATCGTAATGACAACCTGGACCAGTTCCAAGTTCCGTATTTCCAACCTTGCCTGAAAACAAATCATCTAGCACAACGTGCGCATCGTATGAATCCCATGCTTCCTCGGTGGGTGGCAATGGATACACATTCGCACCAAGACCAGCGAACAGCGACATGTTACGAGCAGGACAGTAAATGTCCACGCTCCCACCAGAGGTATCTACCAAGTATCGCACGATTCCAGTCGCCATGATTGCGTCACCGATTGCTCCAGCTCGGTATAAGGCAGTCGCACCACCTTCAGCCCTGCCTGGATAGTAAGGCTTGATCTTATGCGGAACAGGGATCGCCTCGTTGAACGGAGCGTTGGTAAGCTCGTCTGGTAGGATGTAGCTACAACGTGGCCACAGTTTATTATCGTCCACAACGTGGACTGCTGGTGTGTTGTTTTTCCATAGTTTCATTTGGTTTGCCTTTCTATTTTGTGCATGAAGATCGGAGTCTGCTCACCCACATACGCTCCTGCAATATTAAAATCGAAGTGTTCTAAAGCCTCGGCGTAGTCCATGCCCTGCTTCATAAGGCTCTCGACGATTGCGTCTGCATCATAAATAGCGCAGAGATCACCACCGAACGCACTGCCGACACCTACCAGTGCATCGTCAAATCCATCTGCAAACAACATCGTGTGTGCATCGTCGCCGAACTGGTCAAGGATCTCTTCTTGTATATTCATACACTTTGCAGTTGATAGGCGTGGTCAACCAATTCCCTGACGCAAGCAAAATATTCATTCTCAGCAAAATCAGAACAAAATATCTCGGTTGTAAATCCACCAGCGGAAACCCATAGCTTCCATCTATTCCCATTCTCATCCCACTCCTTCTTTACCTGCATCGCCAGCTCATCCCTTGTTTTCATCTTCTATAATCTCCTTCGCTATCAGGGCAGCAGCATCCACCATGGTTATGATCTGAATCATATCTATGGCATGGCCATGGCTCACGCGATCCCTCTCAACTGCCAGCTTTCCGCGAGCAATGAGAAGGATATCGCGCGACCACTGGAGGCGTGATTTTGCCTCTTCAGTCATTACATTCCAGACTTAGCTTTGAACTTGCGGGGCTTGCTTTTACCAGCAGCCGATAACGCAATGGCAATCATCTGATTGCGGGACCGAGGTACTCCACCAGCACCGCGAGCCTTTCCCTTCTTCTTATTGTCCATCGCCAATTCATGCATGTTCTTTGATACGTCTTTGCCTAGCATGGTTTTAGTTTCCTTTCTGTTTATGGTTTACCGACGAAGACTGCTTCTGATAAATAGGACGCATACTGCCTGCCATCATTCCCAAGATAATACAACGCGCTTGTTTCAGGAGTATCATCAATACAGGCGAACCAATCACCAGGAGCAACATTGTGTCCGTCAATTGTGATATGCTGATTTTCATTAAGGTTCATAGTGTGGAATTGGTGGTTTATTTGGTTTAATGCAGAATGAAGGATTCTCGCATCGCCTACAATCCTTAATGTCAAAATCTAGAATGTCACCACAATTCAGCATGACAGTGAATATTTTGTTATGATCCATTCCGTAGTCGGTGACAATGAATGCCAACCCCTCTCCCTTGGGTGTCATCACCCATAACTCTGGATTTAGCTGTAACATCAAAACCTTTTAAAATCTACAATCGGAATTTCTACGCACGGCTCATTATCGCGGGAGTCGCCACTATCCCTCGACATGTAAAACAATGGAAGCTTACTGTTCTCATTGATCTCATAATACCCCATAGCATCCGCCCATTCGATCACATAAAACGTGGGGGCAAATGCAGCATATAACTTTAGGGATATATACTTTTGCAGCGACAAACATCGCGTTGGAAACCTTCCTACTTCGTATCCAGTCTTCCTTACATCAACAAATGCGTACTTGTCACCCTTTAGGATCATCGCGTCGAATGGGTAAGCTTTCGGCATGTACTTTGCCTTGCCACCACAATGCTTTGCAAACTCCAACACAATTCGCTTTTCATTGGCAATGTCTTCATACGTTTCGTGTAATCCACTGGAACTTCTCACAGCACATTTTCCTTAATGAATTCAATCAACTTGCAAACAATAAAAACGCCAGCGAGTGCAATCGAGACAAGCACGGCCAGCATAAATAGCAGCCAAGTAACAACCCAGATCATGTCGCCTATGGTTTCAAGCAATCCCATAATTCTCCTCGTTCATTCTTCGAAGCAGGGTTTTATTGTCAATCCTAATCCCTGCAGCCCTGCACCACCATCCGACAGTTCCATTCTTAAAGTCTCGCAACAATCGTTTTATCTCGGAAGTATTCCGATACTCCCATGCATCGTTAATCGTCTTGTGCTTGGCTCCAGGTGCAAGCTTCATTCCCATAACAATCCCCCTCCTCCTGAGCATGCGTAAATCACGGATAGCCTGTATGGCAACCTCACCTGCCAGCTGCTGCAGCCTTTCGTCATAATCTCCCTTGGTGAATTGAGTGGATATCATCGACGCTTCTTCTTCTTGCGTGTCGAGGCAACCCAATGCGCGTATGTGTTCCAAAGTAAGGCAGCAGCCTGTGCGTCATCCTTATTGTCAAACAAATCTTCCAGAGGAGGCAATCCACCTGGAGGAACTGCACCATGCAGGCGCGGACCAATCACGTTGCCTGCTAGAGTGTGAATCCTCCAGCGTCCGCATTCTGGAACAACCTTGACGAAGGTCATCGCCCAGCCTCTTTTAACTTTGCATCGTCGGACTTAACCAGCTCGATAAGCTTGTCCATATCAGCCGACTGCCCAGCGTAATGGATTATGTAGGCATCCTTGTACCTATCCAATCCAAAATGCGACTCGACGCTTGTCATACAGTTGTAGGCTGGATCTAGCGGAGTCAACTCCATTCCCCATATATGGGCCTGCACGTTCATCCATGTCTGCTCGCCGAAATGGTTGGGGTAACATCCAAATGGTGGGCATGAGAATAATCCGAGGAACTTGTTACTTGCTACAAACACACCAGTATTGACATAGAACCTTGGAGTTATCTTTCCGCCAAATCCTTTGGCCAACTCGACCATTCCGTTCTTCCTGTCTAGGAACTCGCCCTCATCCAAGGCGCAAAAGTAATGCTGGCTACCTTCCGAATCAGGATTTCCAATATCCTCGCAGTCGGCTGTAACCAGCACATCTGCGTCTAGGAACGTCACTTGTTCATAACCGCGAGCGAGCATAATGTTTCCAATTGCCAACTTGGAATATTGGACTGGCTGCGTGATTGGCTTCGTGATCGCCATGAAATCAATTGCGTACTTCTTTGCGTACGCTTCCATCCTTGGCTGCGTTACTTTCAGCAGCTCTTCCCACTTATCTCCGAACGCCTGAGTGACTAATGCTCTTTTCATTTCGAAACTTCTACTGTTGCGTATTTAGGCAGTCTAGCTTTTTCGTAATCTTTTTGTGATTTAAAAAATAAATCTAAAACAGGTAATTTGCTTGACCCACTTGCTTTTCTTTGAATGACCGCTGTGCCTGTATCCACAACAACCCACTCCTGCTGCGAGCCGACTATCTTAACCTTGCTCCATGCTGGTATGATCTTGTGGTCTGTTGCACAATGCCTGCCAGCCTTGAGGCGTACACCCTCGCTGCTCTGGAACTTGCTGGTGTAACTATCTTCTCCTGGCCAGTAACCAGTGACGCGAACCTTAATCTTCTTTTTGGGTGGCTGCGTATCTACATTAAGATTTATTGCTGACGCTGTCGTCAGCAGCAATATCGCAGAAACTGCCTTTAGCATGATTTGGGATAGCTATTATTACCATCGTAATCACAAAATTTCTGAAACAACGGCTGATCAACAGAAGTTTCAAATTCAGATTCTTCACCATCTTCGGATCTTGGTTTATCTCCATAGTTTGAGTAAAGCCATGGTCTCGGTTTGCTGAAAAACTCATCCCAATCTTTGTCTATTTCTTCTTGTGTTTTATTCATAATCTAGGAACCTCCTTTTTAATTTGTGCTAATACGAATAGGGATCTTACCAGAGCACGCTCAAGATGGTCAACACTTGTTTCGCCGTTGACATCTGGACATGGAGTTGACTTGTGCAACTGCATCTGCGCTGTGGCTAGGTGGCGAATGGCTCTAGCGATATGGTAATCGTGCGTAGGCCGATCCTTCTCCAGCCAGTCTCCGTATCCAGACTTATCTGATCCTTTGCCCATCACGCGCCACACGATTTCCTGTGCAGCGTTGCCCATCTCTTGAATTGTTGGTGGTGTCATAATTTATTAAATAATAGCTCACAAGATAAATGACTATTTATTCTTGAATTTGCAGCCATGCAGGTATCTGAATTAATTTCATATCCATCGTAATCAAGTTTTAAATCTTTTGCCACAACTCCAAAAGTGCCACTACCAGCAAATCCATCCCAAACTGCCTCACCCTCCCTGCACAGCCATTCCATTATTGGCTTAACCAAATCAATTGGCTTACCCCAAACACCCAATTCCTTCCCAACATTTCTAGGAATTTCAATTACGCTGTTCAGCATTTTTCTTTCTTTTGGAATATATGTTCTTTCTCCAAGATTCTTATCCCTGCCTATACATCCCATTCCCTTTCTTACTGGCAACATATTTGTATTATAATCTCCAGTATATGCATCATGGCGCAATTCTCCGTATATCATAATATGCTCATGTGTTAGCCTTGGCATATTGTGGCTAACCCATCTTCCGTCCTTAAAAAACCAAATAATTTCAAATTTAGGATTTCCAAATATCTTTTCAACATAATGCCTATTCTGAAAATTCGTGAAACAACAATATGTTTTAGCTTTTGGCTTCCAATCTATATCCTTCCAAATATCAAAAGGTGGATCAAACATGGCTAAGTCGTATAGCCTGTCACCATTTTTATAATCTAAATTTGATACAATTGACTTCATTTTGCTAGGTTTCTATAAACTTGGTCCAGCAACTCTTCTAGCCAAAGCACGTCTTGTTGGTCAATCATAACTTCATCCCAGGAGGCGTGTAGCCCTTAACCCAAGCCCACACTTTCAAGAGCGCGTTAAACGCAATCCCAGCCTGATACAGCTCATCATCTTCCCACACCCTTGTCATCAGCTTGCTCGAATCATTCGATGCAAGTACGATGGATACGCACGCTGCCTTGGGATTCTCGCTCGCGGTCCTATAGGCCCAGAGCTGTGGACAGTCCGAAGTTTCATAGAACGGCGAATATTTGGGATTTACCTTGCGGTTCTTCAAATCGATTATCGCGTCACCAATCCCCTTCAACTTCACATATGCGTCACAGCGACCAGCGTACCCTGCGCCAACAAGAGCCTTCTCACACCAGTACGTCTTCTCTACGTTTTCGTCTGCCCACTTCTTGAAGGTCGCAATGTAGGGCTGGATCGCCTCATCCTGCGAGTGAGGTCTTCCCAATAGCACATGCTCCATCTGCTCATGCATATTGGTTCCGTGTTCGGCAGCCTTACTTGTGGATTCTTTGGAATCGCGGACAACACGCTTTGCGTACTCTTCGAGTGTTTCACCTTCCTCCTTTGGCAACGTAAGCGATGCCATGATTGCCTGCTCAATTTTCCAACTGGTCAATTGGGGCTTATCCAAAATAGACAAAATCGAAGTGACGCTAGGATAAAGAAGCATCTTCCTAGCATCGGCAACAGTCATATTCCTGAAGTTGCCATTCTTGCCCATAATAGTATGGGCGGACTCGCCATCAGCGGTATACCAATGACCGCTAGACTCGGTTTGAACAAGTCTAGCTGTCGATGGCTCTTTTGATTTAATTGTAAGAGCCATACAATTTAGAACGGCATTGGGTTACCATCTGCGTCAAGTTCCGTTTTTGTAGACGCAGGCTTGCCTGTTGCCATCAAGAATTCCTTGCTGGCGCGAACCTTGTCCTGCAACCATTCTGGCATAGATGCAAAGACATCGTTCTGACCATTCTCAATCTCGTAGAACATCTGCGAGTTGACTGACTCTTTCGGAGCAGTCATTCCCTTCGGCAATTTGCTGATCGCATTGATCGCACAATACTGCCTGCCAGCCTGCGATGTTTTGTGCATCAAGGTCAGGAGAGCTGCCTTGCCAAGCAGATTCTTGAGACTGAACGAGGCCAGTTCTTTCGATGTGAAAGCTGCACCGCGCCAAGACTCAAGATGCTTGCGGAGTGTTGCGCGCTCACCTAGCGAACGAGTCAACTCAAGGCTGACCATCATAGGCTTGGTTACCTTGGTGGTTTTGCCATTCTCCACCACTTCTCCATCAATAACCTGGTCAGGTAATTCAAAGGTCAGTCGCACTTTGGGCGACCACTTCTCCTCGCCATCCCAGTTGGTTTTCTGGCAGCCAAGATCAACTAGGCTGACCAATACTCCCATCGTCGTCCCTGCCTCAGGCAGTTGACGTTCCGTTGCTTTTGCCGATTCACTTAGTGTTAGGCTCATTTATTTCGTACCTTTCTTTTGGTTTTGGTTTTTGTTTCAGGGGTAAGTTGGACTAGAACTGAAAACAGATTCTTATTTGTTGGGATTAAGAATTGTGAGATCGGATGGTTGTTTGACATAGAATCCTTGTACTGCTGTTTGGGTTGGTTGGTTTTTAACATATTCAATAGTGACATTGGCAGGTGCTAGTTGTCGAGCTAATTCGCAGACCGAATCTGCTGTAAGAATAACGAGCCATTCCTTTCGGCCATTACGGCGAAAGAACACCGCTGGGATCTTGCCCTCTGGACAATCCCGCTTCGCCTGCTCCATCCAATCCTCTGGCTTTAAAGCCTGACATCGTTTCCCCTCGATATGGAATGGAAAGTTTTCGCATACAACATCGCCTGATCCACCCTCAGGATTACCAGCATATTGCTGGGATCTGCGAGCTTTTTGCCATCCCTGCTCGCGTAAGTAATTTGCTAGTTCACGCTCTCCTGCTGCACCTTTAGCCCTACTGTTAATTTTGCCCATTTGTTGGTTTTAGCAGACCAACTCAACGTGCGTCGAGAACTATTTTTAATTAAGCCAAGTTTTATTAGCTTTACTAATATCTTGATCAAACTTGCGAATCATTGCTTGCATCGTGAGTTTCCTCACCATCTTTTGATTTTTCTTAACCCACTCTACGGCCTCATCGAAAGACTGCACGTCTTTCAGTCCTTTCTCAAAATAATCCCACGCCTCTTTCTCGGTCATAGGTTTTGGAATACACGCCAGCTCTGACCTGTCGATGGGCAAAGCAAAGTTGTTACGCTCTTACAGCGTGCAATTGGTAACAGCCAGAAAAGGTCGTCGTGCATCCCCCAGCAGGCTACATAATCTACTCCAGTAATGACCTTTTTAGGTGCATTGTATCCAGACCCGCAAGATGTAGTGAACCTATACCTACTCCGTCCAGGCTCGACGTTCTGTGCTGCCTTTACCTGAATGCGATGAAACTTTCCATGCTTTTCGGCCACTAAATCATATCCAGAAAAATCCTCCAGCGGGGCAAGCACATTGTAGCCACATCGCAAAAGTGAACTTACAACCCTTGATACTCCGATGGCTCCAATTTGGCGTGGTGATAACTTAATTTTCATGGTTGACACGATCCGTTCTTTGGTAGAGATTTATTCACATGAAAACAACAACTATATTTGCCTTGCTTCTTTGCTCCGCGACATGTTTCGCGAATGACTACATCAGCCAAGAATTTGTTGCTGCTGTATACAGGGGAAACAGCACGCATGTGCTTGCTGGGAATTCCGCTGTGGGTGCTGGTGGCGCGCTCGTTCGAGCAGGTGACACATTCCTTACACCTGAAGGAGCCTATGTCAAAGTTGGCAATAGCTTTCTGAAGCCTGGAGGCGGTGCAGTCGTCCGTGCTGGCAGTAGTTACGTTGGAACGGACAGTGCGGTTGCCAGAGTTAACAATAGCCCAAACCTTATTCTTGTTGGCTCTTCTGGCGCGAGCATTGGAGCTGGTAACACTGTTCTTCGTCCGCTTCTGTTTCCGCATTAACCTACCCCCCACATCGCCTGCCGATTCCTTATCCTGTTCTCAAGTCCGCTGATAAACTTCTTTCGGCTTGAGTTATTGTAGGCAAGGTCGTACTCATAATCTAACTGAGCCTGACTGATCGCCTGCATGAGCGCGCGTGGGTGAACTTTGTTTATAGCCTCTAATGTTTGTGGTCCAATTTTCCCATCCACATCAACTTTCTCCCCAAGTGCGTTTAGCCCTTTCTGGATAAATTTTGCTGCACCGCCCATCCCTCTATTGAACGCGAGATCTTGTGTGAATGCTTGCATGACTTCAGGCAGTTTGGATACGAGCGGACTTGTATATTCTTTGATGTATCGTGCAGCCTCTTTCGCTCTTTCTTCCGCTGACAACGACGAGATTCTTTTAAATTCTTCTGGGTGATATTTGTCATTGATTCCAGCTATCACATAGCTTCCACCACCATCCCCATCAGGCAACTTATAGATCGTCAAATTACCATTGTGATCAAACCTACCCTCGAACTTTACTGTCTCCATTGCTGCCAATAGGAGCGGATCTGCTTCTATTCCGCTCATGGTACAGCCTATTTTTTATTGATTTCTTGCTCAATCGCTTTGTCGCGAAGAGCATCGTGAACTTCCTTGATGTCTGGATCTTGATTTGATTTGTAGATTTTGTTTAGCGTAGCAATGGCTGCAGATGTATTGGAGACAGGCTTGACGGAATTTTTTGCCAGCCAATTCACAAACTCTGGATTGGTGAATAGTCTAGCAGCCTGGTTGGCTTGGATCATTAATCCAATTACACCTTGGGCAAAGCCAAGTTTACCAGCAAATAAAGATCCCTGCACGCTTGATATTGTTGCTGGACCAACAACAGCACCAGCGGTTCCTGATGGATTCGCAAGGATTGCACTTCCCTCCCTGATCTTATTTGAAACCTGTGCAATCGCATCTATGTCTTTTCTGAATTGGCTACCAAACCTACCAAATAAAATATCTTTTGACGCATTGTCAAGTTTAGCGTAGTTCTGCAAGAATTTTGAGGTACTGAAAACATCGCCTGTCTCGTCTTGTAGGCCAGCAACAGCCTTGCCCATCCTTGAGATATATGCAGCCGATACGGCTTTCTGAGCGTCCTTTGGAACAGCATTAAATACTTCGCGCAACTTGGTTGGTCCATTACGCGCACCGCTGATTACAGCTTGATATGCGTCTTCTGGGTTTTTGTCTGAAATCACCGATTGGATTGAATCCATTGTATCGTGAAATTTCTTTGTGTATGCATTTGCCTTCCTAAAGGCAGCCTGAGCCTCTGGCCCCAAATTTGCTGCTGAATTTTCAAGATCCCTGGATATGGCTCCGTATACTCTTAACCACTGTGCATCCTTTACCTCTGGGGCAAGATTAACTGTTGCTATTTCTTCTCCTACCCATGACCTAAGGTCGCGCATTACATTAAATGGAATTTGCCCAGATGCGTCTTTTGTTGTCTCAAGTCCATTAAGAATTGATTTTAATTGCACATTTGAAATTGATGCCTGTAATTCTGGGGAAGCGTTTTTAAGTTTATTCACAATCAAATTAAACTCTCTAATTGTTTCGTCTGGATTTATTGGAGTATTTTCTGGCATATACTTGTCAAACCGAGCGTAAAGAGCTTTCTGGGTCTGCCTTGCTCTAGGAATAAATACTTTCTCAAATCCCTTCTGAACCGCTTTCCCTGCCTCTACTGGTTCGGTCACAGGAGATAGCTGAGTCCTAAGCTCTTCAACCCTCTTCCCAACCTCTGCCTGCTGTGCAATTCCCTTCTCGCGCATTGTAGTCATCCCACCTGGATATCTTCCAACAGTTGTTTCGATGGATTGTGTGAGAGGATTTTCAATTGCCTGACCAAATGTTGGAGTTGTTCCAGCTTTCCCATACAACTCAATATTCTTAGCTATTTCCTCTTGCGTCTTTCCACCGCGAAGCATTCTTAATATAAGATTTCTTGATGTTTCTGTAGCACCAGTAATTCCTGCAGCTAGTGCTGGAAGCGTAGATACACCAAGCTTCTTCGCGGTTGAAACAACCTGACCCATTCTTGATATTGGAGAAGGAGCAAGCGATCCAGCCAATCCAACAAGCCCCTGCTCCAGCGGACTTGCTCCAGTTTCACCAGCAGCAGCAGAAGCAGTAGATCCAAGTATAGAACCAGCAATTTGAGTTTTTGGAGAAGCACCAAGTATCTCACCTATTTTCTGAATTGCCCTAGGCGCGCCTTTTAGCCCAGCCATAGCTTGCCCACCCATAACGAGCGGAAGCGTTTCTGCAGCTCCACCAACAACCCTTGACTCGATCCGTTCAAGCGGAGTCTCTGGCTTTGGTAGTCCAATCTGATTCTTGATGTCTTCGAGAACTGCGCTGAGTTCTGGTACTTTTTTCTTCTCGTCACCTTGTGCAACGAGTGAATTGTAAACCTTTGCGCCGATATCTGCCAAGAATGCCCCTGAAGCACCAACGCGAGCAGCAGGTGCAGAAACCCTAAATGGTGCTCCCGCTATTGCTCCACCAACCAATCCAACAGTACCAGGAGTAATCGCCTCGCGGGCAATTAGGCCAGCCTGCCTTTGTACAAGCTCTGGAATTCCACGCTGAACTTGTTCGGATTGTTGTCCTTGAGCTTCTAAATTTTCAGTTCCTTGTGCTGAAATTGTCGCACCCTGTTTGTCTGGAATAAACCCCATAAAATTATTCAGTCAACGTACCTTGTTGTCCTTTTATAATCACAGAATCACCATTACCATAGCCAGCAGCGCGAGCCTCTGCCTCGCTATTAAATTCAATTTGCTTTTTAACTCCAAATGATCCAATGTCCTCTGGATCAGAGTTGGCATCAATTACTGACTGTAATGATTTAACAGTAAATCCGTTTGCGCGAGCATCTGCAATGAGTTTTCTGCCAATCATTTTCTTTAGCTCAAGAAGCCTATCTTGCGCTTTGTAATTAATAATTGCAGTGGAATCTGGTATTGCTGCCATTAATCTTTGGAAATCCTGTTCAGTCATGGTTCCGCCACCTTGGAGTGCAACCCTCATTTGCCCAGCCAAAGATGTTCTGATTGCATCTGCTCTTGCCATTAATGTTGGTCTAATATAAGGATTTTTGAAAACTGATTTATTTGCTTGTTCTCCAAGCCTTACAAGCTCATCAATTCCACCAACTGAAGACACAAAGTCTGGCAACCTATCACGAAGTCCTTTGGCAGCCTGTTCGCTGCTTGCCATGCCCTCAAAGCCAGGAATCTTTAATGCGTTTTGAGCGATCCTTTTGGTCTGTGCCTTTTCATATCCAGACATCTCTCCAACTGTTTCCTCGGCAGCCATGCGTTCTGACGAACCTTCTGGAAGTGAATTAATATACGATATAGCTTTTGCCTTCATTGGAACAAGCTGTTCCAACCTCTGCTGGTAAATCGATCCAATATTTGCTGTGACTGGAACTGTTCCTCCACCAAGACGCTCTGGCACTGGAAGCGTTCCAGTAAGTTCGCCAAGTTGCTTGCTTGTTGCTGCTTGGGCAGCCTCTGTTCCAATTATTCTGTTGCGCATGTCGGCCTCAAGTTCTAGCGCAGGGCGCATCATTTGAGTTGCCATATCCTTTTGCATAACAGGACCAGCAACTCCTTCTGGAAGCGTAGCTGATGCGGATTGAAGATTTTTTATTCGTTCACCTGCTGAAGTTGCAAGCTCACTTTGAGTTGCAAGATTTTGTCCAAGCGTGCTTTCCAATGTTTTAAGTCTAGCAGCCTCAACTGGAGCATATTCAGGAGATGCTTTTAATTGCTCCAGCTCTTTCTTGACTTTATCAAGTCTAGCATTCTCAACGGCAAGATTTGCCTTTTCAATTTCAGTCCTTAATGCAGCTTGACCCTCTGGACTCTTTTCATATTCCTGCTTGCGGATAGCCTCCTCAAGCGCATTGCGAGTTAAATCAAGCCTTGCTTTATTATATTCTCGCTCTGTCGCTGCATCCAGCTGCTTCTGCCTGACAGCCTCTTCGTAGGCTTGGCTTTTATAAACAGTAAATGGTCCGAACTGAACTAGATCGGCCATGTTATACAGCTCCCCCTAGAGAGTAGGATTTAAATGCGCCCATAACAGGTGAAAGAAGATTTCCTATCCCACCAGCATATTGAGCGAATGTCGAAGCACCAGATTGCCCTTGCGATCCAAGCGCATATTGAGTGCCTGTCTTGTAAATATCAGCCATAGTTCCATATATATTGGAAGCATTCTGTGCGCCTTGAAGTGCAGCATTAGGATTTACATACTGATATCCAGCATTCGCTGTTGGGGTTGCAGTAAATCCAGCCGTTCCCTGGGGAGTGGCTGCAGTGCTTAATTTGCCCAATATATCAAGTTGCTGGCCATATCTTTGGTTCGCAAGATTGTATACAGTTGGTCCAGATGACAAAAATTGTTGTGCTGCACCAAGTCTGCTCTGCTCAAGAGCATTGCGAAGGCCAACATCTCTCGCCTGAGCAGCACCAGTTGTTTCACCTGAAGAAAGGAATTGCGATGCTGCTCCAAACCTTGCAAGCTTACGAGCTTCACCAGCAGCACCAGTTTCAACAGCTTCCTGAACAGCAGGCGCAACACCAAATATGTTACCGCGAGCAGTCTGGGCAGCACGAGCTGCTTGCTGGTATTGACGTAATTCATCAGCACCAAGGGTAGAGCCAAGTTTTAATTGGTTTAAAGCTTCTTGCTCAAGATTGCTTCTTAGCTCTTCAGTTTGTGCAGTTGTTGTAGCTCCAGTTGGAGTTTCAGCCATTTTCTTGTACTGATCTGCAAGCGCACGAACTGTTGACCCTGTGGTTGGATCAATAGCTTCAATTTGAGCTATTGTTCTTTCCTCAGGCAATTCCAGTGTTTTTCTAAAATTTGCTATAGCCTTTGTGGCTGTTTCTCCAGAAATTGGTTTATAATTGTCGTAAAGATCTTTCGACTCAAGCGTATCTTTCTGTGCTTGCGCTAATTTGGATGATAAATCATCAGCTGTTTTCTGTGCAGATGCTTTTCTTGAGTCACCAACTGGTAGTGATGCAATAAATTGATTTGCCTGACTAAGCTGGCTCTGAAGGTCTGCTACAGCAGCAGTTCCAGTATCGTAAAGGCTTCTATATTGAGCCTTTGTTCCAGCGTTGATATCATCCAAAATTTCCTGATCGGTTACCTTTATATTTAACCTTCCAGCAAGACCACCAGTGGGTACAACTCCTCCTGCCCTAAGACTCTCTATTGCAGTATTTACTTCCGTTGCTTTTGCTGCAGTTTTTTCCAGGTTTGGATTAATATCACTAAGATTGAATCTTGATAGTGATTCTATGTATAGCGGAGCAGCCTGATTGCCCTCTCGTATCAGTCTTTGAAGATTTTCTTTTTCTGTATTAAGAGACTTTTTTTCCGCAGTATTTTTTGCTGATTTTGTTTTTTGATCTACAACAGCCCTCTGATTTCTTACCTGAAGAATTTTATCAATTGCTAATTGGGAATTCTGCACAATAGCAGCAGCATTTGGCCCAAGATTCTTTGAATCAAAATCTCTTAATTGCCTTGCGCGAGTCTGCAATTCTGCAAAATCTTTTTCATTTATATTTTGAATTCCAAGTTTTTGGATTTGAGAAAGTGCATTTGAATAATTGTTTACTGCGTCAAAAAATGTCCCAGGAGATGCAGCTTTTTCAATTTTAGGCAAATTATATTGATATAATTTTGTTGCTGCTTCCAATCCAGGTTTACCCCTGCCTAAATAATCCTTTGGATCTAATCCGTATACATTTTTTACCAAGGCAACTTTTGCTGCTTCTTCGTCAACTAGACCCTTTTTTGCTCCATTCTTATATACATATTCAGATGCATTTGTTAGGCCAAGTGAAGCATACTTATCAACTAATGGTTTATTCTTTGCGTCAAGTTTTGCTTGGGCTTCTGCTATTTGGGATGCTGTTGCCATACTAGATTGCTCCTGTCCTTGGAATTCCGCTCAAATAGTCAACTTCTGGAATCCCCCTTTGTGTTTGAACTGAAGCTGGAACAACCTCCATTGGCGAGGCTCCATAAAGCCTTTGGAATTGAAGGGCTGCTTGTTTGCCTAATCCTTGTTGCACGGAAAAAGCATTTGGGGACAATTCATATTGACGCTTCATTGCCTCAATTGATCGCTGGGGGCCAAGCTCGCGTTCTACCTGGAGCTGGGCAAGTGCAGTTTTCTGCAAGTCAAGAGCAGCCATTTCCCTGTCCAATGCACGCTGGCGAGGGCCATATTTCTCCCTAATTCTATTCTCAAGATCTGCAACTTGTGGCTGTGTTTGCAGGTAAGTTTCAAGTGATGACCTATAGAAAAGATTATTTGCCTCTGCTGCTTTCAGCGGGTCTGGAGGAGGAGGTGCAGCAGGTGTAGATGGTGATCCGCCCATATTAAGCCATCGCCTTTTTCATAAACTTCATATAATCATATTCCTTTGGTTTTCCAAGACGTTTAAAAATTATTCGCTTGCGTGGTCCGAATCGATCCCAGAGGATCAATAACAAGCTTTTGAGTGGATCAGCCAACTCAGCATTTCTAATACCACTAGTAGCACACAAGTCAACAAATATGTCTTCTCCAAGCTCATTATGAACATAGTGATCTGGATTTATTCCGTGATGTATGCACCTGGCTAGAGCAACGCCATGAATTCCACCATTGCTATCCCTTACTGTTCCCATAAGTCCCTTGCTATCAAACCAATGCACCCAATCCTTAAAATTTGGCCACATTGCTTCAGTAACACCGCTTTCCTCAAGGAACTCTACCTGGGTCATATGTTCTGTTGAATCTGAATTGTATCTGGGTTGGCTGCCATGATTATTCCGCGAATAGAAAGTTTCCTACTGGCAGACTCAATTTTAAGCTTAATATTGCGCCATTTTTCGTAAGATCTAAGGCTGTCCGCCCTGCGTTTTACAACTTTTGCGCTGAATGTTTGTGGTAATACAAATGGCAATGTAATCCCATCAGGAGATGTTGTGTCAACATTTTTTCCAAGAATAATATCGTTTCCATCCGTATCCCTACGCATGCTTATCGTGGCGTTTGTAGATCCAGAGTTAAAGAATTCAACCTCGTAGTGCGAACCGTACTTCAGCGCAAAACGATCATCAAATTCATATGCCTTTGTTGTTATCCTACTTGTATAGCCAGTTCCAAAATCTTGGAACCCTGTATTGATGTCAACTGAATCTGAATCCTTGTAATCCGTAAGATGCCCAACCCTTGAGTTGGTTGTGCCTATGCAAAGTTTAATTGTGTTTGTTGAGAATCCAGAGCTAAAGCTTGTCTCAACCATCCTTGCTGCTGCAATCTCCCACAAGCCTTCAAAGCAGTTGAAGATTGAGTTATAAACCAATATGTGACTTGGATTTGTTGCTGAATCAAGTGGAATAGCAAGCAAATATCGATTGTTATGAAATGCTGCGTTACAAGTGCTCACAAAGCTTCTGTTTATCCTTGCAATGACATCCTTAACTGGCTCGCTTATTGTGAGTCCAACTGTCGAGAAATCATCCGCCATCGATCTTGAAATTGACCTTATTCCATCATTGGCCAAGAAAAATACATCCTTGTTGACAAGTGCAACCGACCTTCCAGCGATACATCCGATCCTATTTGAAATTGTCTGAACTGTCCATTCGGCTGCGCTATTGGTTAGCGACAACACGCTTGTTCCTGATGTGGTCGTTGTGCTTGGTGTTACGTCAACAAGGTATATCTTGTTCCTCTTGAATACGATTATTTGGAATCCGTAGAATGGTTGAATTGCTATAATATCTTCTCCATCATCACCACCCACAATGATTGAATTTGTTGTCTTCCATATCTCTGGATCGAGAATGTCAGAGGCGTAAAGAGTATTGCGATCCTCGCCTGTGCCGACTGCGAATAAACGATTTGTAAATGATTTGATTAAGCGAAGGCCAGTAGGGGCAAGCTGTGTTGAAATTACAGCTGTGGCTGCTGCTCCGCTTCCACCGCCTCCGCTGAATGTGACTGATGGTGCTGTTAAGTATCCAGATCCAGCATATGTAACAGTTACAGATTGAACTTTATTACTGCTAACAACTGCAATTGCTGTCGCTGTTGTGCCATATCCAGCAGTTGGTGTACCAATTGTTACTGTTGGAGTTCCACTATTATATCCACTTCCTTGATTTGTCACAGTAATCGACGCAACACTTGTACCCTGGCGATGATTATCCGTTCCATCTGTGAATTGAAGATCGCTATTTCCATCCGCCCAGAACAATTTATTGTTTAACTGTGCAAATTCAAGTTGGCCTGTTGAGTTTGTAAATGTCCCTCCAGTAGACGAGAATGTGCTTGATCCAGTATTATATTTATAAAGAGTTCCGTTTGATCCGAGAATAATCGTCTCAATGTTTGGCGTATCAAAATAAAACATACCCTGAACCGTGCTTGCCGTGGAAAGGCTTGTTGAAATTGTCTCAATACCTTGGCGAGTCTGAAGGTTGCCATTTGGCGAAATTGTCATGTTAAGCAGCTCGGAAGCTGCGTTATCAGCAATTAGGTTTGGAGTAATTCCTGATACCTGCCCACCATCAAAACTTGGGGTGACGGCTACCGACAAAACATCATCTGTTGCATCCGTGAAGTACGGCATGGCTTTAGATGATCTCTTCTAAACCAAGTTCGCCAAGTGGGGATGGAGTGATTTGCTTCATTCCACCAACCTGGCTCAATTCGTAATTCGCCATAGACGAAAGATCGGTATTCGCCGTTTGAACAACAAGCTGTGCCTTTCCATACTGACGCTCGCGCTCAAGTGCATCTGCATGGGTTAAGGCCAATACAACATGGCTAACATGTGGAAGGCGAAGTTCGTCGCCAAGAGCATTTGTGGATGGTGGGAAATCTACAACGTAGTTTGAGCGAGTGAGGCATTGAAGCTTTTCAATTACTTTTAATGTTGTTGTACTTGTAGTTTGTAATCCTGGATATACATCAATTTGAGCAATTCCAGAAGAATTGCGACCCTTGAAATAATACGCCTGTGGGGTTCCTGTCCTATTTATGTCGAGAAGATCTGCATCTTGAGATATGATTGTTGCCAAATCCATTGGAGTAAGCTCGTCGTCACCCCATGCCACGGAAAGAGGGGCTTCTACGTTTGTTCCAAGGGTTACTGTGCGAGAAAGTAAATTTGCGCCTGTAGGTGCTGGACCATAACCAAGATCAACTACCCAGTTTGGGTAGTTTATGTCAGGAGAATAATAAGAATTATATCCTTGGTTTTGATCATATATTTTAAAAAATCCGTCTACAAAGTTTATTGCGTTGCTATCAATATTCGAGAATGATGTAGTTCCAAACGATGTTCTTGTATAAGTTCCATTTGATGTTACAACTCCAGCTCCAGAAATTACAATTTGCGCAATGTCAGTAATGCCATACGTCGAATTAGTAATTGTCTCACGCCACGGTGCAAAATTCCAAACGCGCCGATAGTTTAAGGCTGCTGATTTTTGCAGAAAAGTAAGCGTATCAGCATCGGTCTTGCCGATCTTTTCGCCTGCATACTGAGCGATTTCGGTTAGGGTCATTTGGCTTCCAGTGCTTCAATGCGTGATTTTAGGGAGTCGTTTTCTGCTTTAAGTTCTTGAAGTGATTTAACAAGAAGCCATGTCACTTCCGAAGCATCAAACTTTTTGATTTGAGAATCATTTTCATCTCCTTCATTTAGTTTTGCAGTATATGTACTGACTGTGTCTGGAAGCACATTTTCAATCTCATCGGCAACAACGCCTATGTTTTTTGAATCTTTAACTGTTCCTGCCTTGCCGTTATACTCCCACTCCCTAACTCTAACTTGCATCAATGAAGTTAATCCTTTTTCGTAATCTCTAATGTTCTTTTTAATTCTTACATCAGATGGATTCGACCAAGTTGTTCCAGTTGCCTTTTGTGCCGTAGATCCAGCAAGAATAAGCGAGCCACTTGAATCAATGCGGAGGCGTTCATCTGATGTTGACCAGTCAGCCGCCCCAGTGCTACTTGAATTATAAAAAACAATACTTCCTACACCACTAAAATTTGAGCGTATCAATCCAATCGCAGCCTTGGAATATGTTGCATCTGAAGAAAATTCAATTCCTGCGATTCCAGTTCCAGCATTATTATTTTGTGATCTAATTCCTGCAAAATTATTGCCACCAGCTACACTGACGTGTAAAGCCTCGGCAGGACTCGTAGTCCCAATCCCAACATTGCCACTCGCAGCCTTATAAATCTGCCCACTGCCAATGTTGACTACGTTGGTTGAGCCTGTGATTGCGCCAAGGAATGTGGATGTGGTTGCGGAAAGATTTGTAATTGTTCCCTTGGTACATGAAAGAGTGCCAATTGTGCCAGAATTAATGCTTAATGCGTACTCTGGATTAATACTGGCATCAGCAATCAAGTTGTTTAGCTTCGTATTTGTTACTGTATCATTCGCACCAAATGTTGTTCCTGCTGTAAAATTCGGCATATTTTCTCCTAGTTGTTCCTATTTTTGATTACGTCCCAAGCCATTGAGCATATAAGGCCAATAACGCCAGAGAGGGCTAGTATCTTAGTCCTTAGGTGCTCCAGCGCATTAACCTTATTAGCAATGTCTGCGTAGTTTGCAAGTGACCTTTCTACCATAGCATAAAGCTGGAGCTGGCGTTCCTCCATCCTAGCAAGCCTAACTTCCATATTCCATATCTGTTCTTCGCTCATGGCCTGGTGGCTCCAAGGTCGGATGCTGCACCCATGTCTGAATATACAGGAAGTGGATTGTTGTCAACCTTGCGTGGCGAACAAGAGTCAAAGAAAAGGCAGACTAAAACTAGGCTAATAAATCGCATATTTTGTATTTAGATATGTCTCGACTTGTTGGCGTTGTGGATTTGTAAGGACTCTGTTGTACATAACAATTTCGGCTACCTTGCCCTTAAATGTGTAAGGTCCACTAGCAGTTGAAATACCAATACGGTAAGTATCATCATCATATGGAAAATTGCTGTATACATTTGTATTGTCGGAATACATTAAATCTCCATTAATGTAGTTTCTCCAATCATTATCAGCACTTACCACGGAATAAACAGTCCAGAAATTAACAATATTATTTGGAGCCGTAAGCGGACCTTTTCTGTTTGCTGAACAAAAACCATCATAAACAGAGCAATTTGGTCCATACGGCATATGAGTTGCTTCACTAGCACCTCCAAAATCACCAAAAACAGGTCCGTTATCATTTGCCTCATTACAAACATCGTCAACGTACATAACGGCAAATGCAGTTGTTCCTGTTTCACCAACAATAAAACCAGAATTTAGAATGTTAAATGCTCTTGTAGAGCTTCCATTTAATGGCGAAAGGTTTATTACTGGATATCCATTTAAACTATTCGATATAAAAATTGGTGCTATGCCATTTGGATATGGTGAGCAATATGCTGAACTTCCGCTCTGATCTGCCCAAGCTGTTACGTTTGACCCAGAAAGAGTAACGCCTGCATTAGATTTTAGCCATAAGGATAGGCCAGATAAGCTGGCTGGCGAGAATGGTGCAGCTGTTCCACCAAACTTGCGGATGTTTTGTACTCCTAATCCTAATGATAATCTTGGCATAGTATTATATTACGCTGCTGTAATTGTAATTGATGGTGACCATCCAGTTGTAGGAACATTATTTGCATCTGTGCTTGTGTTTTCTGAATAAATTGTAGCCGAATCATTTCCACTGGCTAAAACCCAGTCATTACCAGAATAATCTCCATTATAGTTTGTATTTCCAGGTGATGTAATATAAAAAATACCTGCTGCCAATAAATAATTATATGTTCCAGAATTTGGTGCTGGAGTATTAACTCCAGCTAAAGTTGTTTTTGTATA